TGGGACACCGACTGGTAACAGAGGTGAAGTATCGGGATGCGTCCAGCTTCCCAAGTCCCTTCACTGTGCTGACTAACCGTGACCTAGCTATCTACAAGCGGCGAAGAGGAGAGCCGCAGGTCGTCGTGATTATGTCCGGCGAAACATTTCAAAAGCTGATGGAGAGCAGCAATGACAGAAGCGCAGAACCAACAGGTGTTGTCTTACCTAAAAACGGGTAAGGTTCTCACCCCAATCCAAGCCCTTGATATGTTTGGATGTTTCCGATTGTCAGCCCGCATCTATGAACTCAAAGACAAGGGCTGGCCCATCATGTGTGAACGCAAGGCAGTCGAGAGTGGCAAAGTTGTTGGTCACTACAGCATGACGCAAGACAAGAACTGGTGGCCCGAATCAAAGTGATGTGATAAAAGAACGAGGCAAGCATCCCACCACGGACACTTGCCTCAGGCGCTGGGGAGAACAGCGCAGTAATCATGCAAGAGGAGAGAACTGCATGATCGTCTTCGATCTTCTAGCAGATATTGCGTTGACGCGCATCCCCAATCCAACAGCAAAGATCATTCTTCTTGAGCTTGCAAAGTACTGCAATGCCAAGGGCGAATGCTTCCCGTCTCAGCTAACGCTGGCCGATGGTGCCTGCGTTAGTGAAAGAACTGTTCGTGATTGCCTGCACTGGCTGCAAGATCAGGGATACATTGAGGTTAAGGCCAGACCTAACACCTCAAACTTCTACGTCATCACATCAATGAAGGAGGAACTCATGGACCATCCGGCAAATTCTGCCGCCGAAGGTGATAATATCTCTAAGATAGATTTCTCTAAGAGAAGAAAGAGTAATACATCTTACCCGGCAAATTCTGCCGGTAGGGTAGACGACCCATTCTTTCTTAGCTTCTGGCAAGCATATCCTCGACGCATTGGTAAGGGCGAAGCGCGTGTTGCGTTTGCCCGTGCTGTTCGCAACGCCGATGCAAATGTGATTGTGCAAGCTGCGATGGACTACGCGCAGCATTGCTTAGAGATGGCAATCGAACCTCAGTATCGACCGCATCCTGCAACTTGGCTTAACCAAGAGCGTTGGGAAGACGACCTTGAGGGTGAGAAAAAATCACAAACCAAATCAGGATGGGGAGATGCACTCGATGGACTATAGCCAACGCATCTCGCACATCTCTAACTGGTTCAAGTCTGACATCATCATCAGGTTCAACATGCCTCGGGATGTGGACGCCAAGGTGTCAGCGATGGATGTGATCGAAGCCATCAACGCCAACCTGCCATCACCCCTCTCAGCAGAGCAGATCGGAAACCTCCTCGCTTCAATTACGAAGGAGGTTTCACGATCTGCCAAGAGCCGCACCCTGCCGACGATCAAAGAGTTCATCGACGCAGCACGAGCTTCATCGCAGAGCCGCCAAATAGCCACGCACAGCGCAGACTCTACGTCGTCTTGGCGCATCGACCCACTGCAAATCGCAGTCAAGCGTGTACGGGCAGGAGAATCGCTGTGCGAATCATGGCTGCACGGAGCCAAGCGCAAGCAACTTCTTGAGCATGTCACTGAAGATCAGCTTCAGAAGTATGACCTTTACATAGCTGCACATAAGCAGTAGTGTAATCACTGGGAAAACAAAGAGGAGAAACACTATGATTAGGACTGGCTTTATCGGCGGGTCTGATTGCGTTCGCATTCTTGAAGGGGACTGGCTTGATCTTTGGCAGGTTAAGACAGGACGCAAGGAGAGCGACGACCTAAGCAACAACATCGCAGTTCAGCTTGGCTCACACACTGAGTCGTTCAACTTGAATTGGTTTCAGGTTCAGCGCGGCTGCTTGCTTCATGACCATCAAGCAAAGTTCAGCCAGACCATTGGCAATGTCCCCGCGGTTGGAACCATCGACGCCAAGTGGGGCAACGAGATTGTCGAGGCCAAGCACACCAACCACTTCAACACTATGGATGCAGTGATTGAACGGTACATGCCGCAGGTGCAGCTATACGCCAAGCTTGCGGACGCAGACGGCGCTTACCTCTCAGTGATCTTTGGAAACAGCAAGTGGGAGTCAGCCTATGTCTCGCGTAACGAAACGTATTTCGATTCTATGTGGGCTGTGGTGTCAGACTTCTGGAGTTACGTTGAGAGTGACCGAGAGCCAATCGGCATCGACACACCAGCAATCAACATCGACAAAATCCCAGTCGACCACATGGTCAAGCGAGACGCCAGCCATGACAACGAGTTCATCAGCCGAGCGCATGACTACATCCAGAACAAGGACGCAGCTAAGGCTTTTGACAACGCCAAGTCAGACCTGAAAGCAATGGTCGGTGACAACGAGCGGGAAGTTTACTGCGATCTTCTCACCATCAAGCGGTCCAAGAGCGGATCACTTCTCTTCACTGTAAGGTAATAGAAATGACAGAGACTACAACGATGAGCCTATGGGATGCGGTTTGCAAATCCGATCCCAAGTATCTCAAGAAGGTCACGCTTGGCGCACGATCTTTCACGTCCATTGACCCTCAGTATCAGGTCAAGTCAGCGACCAAAGCCTTTGGTCCTGTCGGTCATGGCTGGGGCTGGGTTGCCAAAACCCACTTTGTGAACCTGTCCAATGGCGACACCGCCGTTGTCTCAGATGTCGAGGTCTGGACCGAAAGCCCCGGCAATGTGTTCGGTCCCTTCCCCGGCTGTCGCAAGTTCTTTGACGCAGCCAAGGGTAGGCTTAATGAAGATGCACCGAAAATGTCGGTGACTGACGGATTGACCAAGGCTTTGTCTCACCTTGGATTCAATGCCGATGTGTTCCTTGGGGAATATGACGGCAACAAGTACGCAGCAGACTCAGGCAAGCCGACCAATGAAAGCGGTTGGTAATCTCATACAAGGAGCCAGAAGCATGGCAGACTACGACAACACAGACAAAGGCGCAGCGTTCAAGCCCTTTGATAAGCAACGCCTCATCCTTCAAGGCAAGGTCAATGACGGAGGCCGTGAGAAGAAGGTCGTCCTAATCAAAGACGAAACAAAATCCGGCAAGCAGATCATTGAAATCTTCGAGAAGGTTGGAACCCTGTTCCCCAACGAGAAGAAAGAATCTGAGAGTGCGCCAGATTACACAGGCCCAATCACCGATGGCAATCGTGAGCGCCGCCTCGCAGCATGGAAGCGCATCAAGGATGGCAATCCCTACATGACCTTCGCTGTCTCTGATCAACGCGGAGACGGAGCTAAGTCAGAACCCAAAGAGGATCGTCTTAACGACGACATCCCGTTCTAACAACTTCGCCGGGGTGAAAGCCCCGGCACCTTCTGGGAGAGAGCCATGACACACGAAGAGAAGTACGCAAATCTTCTGGCCAAGAGCGCAGAAGAAACTAAGCAAGCCAATCGCCGCAGGGAAAAAGGCTTGGCCTACAAACAACCAAGCATCTTTGTAACCATTCGCAAGGGCAACGATCACGACGAGAACGTAATCATTGAGACCTTCGCTGAGCTAGCTGGCGTAACCAAGGATGAGTTCATTGGCTACAACAATACCGCGGCTATAGCTAACGCCCGTCACATCATGGTCTATGCCTTGCGTAAGAGACTAGGCATGTCGCTTCAACAAATCGGCGCTGTTGTTAAGCGTGACCATTCCACTGTGGCATCGTCGGTTCGCAGAGCAGAGATTATTCTTATGGAAAATCCAGTGCTTATCGAAGTGATTAATAGCGTAGTCGAGAGAGCTAAGAGGGAGAAGAAGTAATGTTCTTTCGCAGAAGCAAAGAGGTCATGCCGCACCGTGACATCCAGTCAGAAGCGGTACTGGGGATCAGCAACGCAGCGCAGGTGCTGCCGCCTAAGAGGTTCATGGATTTGGTTTACTACACCATTCTGATGAACCGCCAGATCAGCACCGAGGACATCGACGCGCTGGCTAATCGCCTGTCGCGGGCAGCTTGGGAACGGGGGCGGAAATGAGTGACTTTTGGGACAACCTCGTGCCGCTGGCGGGCATCGCCTGCCTTGCGTTCTTCATCTACGGGCTGGGGCAAATCATCTCTGACGACATGGAGAAAGCTCAGGTCCGTTACGAACAGTGCATCGACGCAGGCAATCAATGGGTTGAGGGGAGATGTGTGAGATGAGCGACGGAGCATGGATTATTTGGTGGAGCGCCTTCATCTTCTGCGTTGGCCTTGCCCTCGGTCACAGGCCCACGGATTTTTATTATCGGTTGAACGCAATTGAACGAGGCTACGG